TGAAACTGAAAGAGGATTTCTTTGATTCTGATGAAATGCTGCTTCTCCAGGGAATGAAGGACGGGTACTTGTACAGCGACATACTCATGAAGATGTACCTGCGGAGCCTGAAAAATGAAGGGCGGTTGATGTACAAGGACTACATCCCGTACAGTCTGGAGATGATCTCAACGATTACGAGGCACCAGGTAGGGACGGTAGAACGTGCGATGAAGATTTTTGAGCAGTTGAAGTTGGTAGAGGTACTGGATAACGGTGCAATCTATATGATGGACATTCAGAATTTCATCGGACAGAGTTCTACAGAGGCGGACCGGCAGAGGAAGTATTATCGCCGCATCCAGGATGAGAAGAAACTGAGCGGCTCCCAGACGCCGGAGGCATTGATTCCAGAGATGCAGGAACCGGAGCAGGAGAAACCGTCAGTAGAAAAACCACCGAAGCCGAAAAAGGCAACCGCAAAGAAGGAAGACACGATGCAGCTCTATGAGCGTCTGGTTCCAGATTATGCACTTGGCGGCGAAATCAGAGAAAAGATGTGTGAATGGTGTACATACAAGATTGAACGCAAGGAAGGTTACAAAGAGCAGGGAATGAAATCCCTTCTCCGGCAGGTAGAAAAGAAAGTAGCAGAATTTGGAGAAGGCCGGGTGTGTGATTTGATTGAGGAGTGTATGTCAAATAACTGGAAAGGCATTATCTGGGATAAAATGACGCAGATTCCGCAGAGACCAGCCGGGGACAGGATTCAGAACAGAGTGAGCGAGGTAGATAACTGGTAATGACAAGAGAGGAGTTCAAAACGCTTGTTAAGGGAATGAAAGCTGTATACGCACAGCCGACATTCATTCCAGACCAGGATGCCTTCAATGTATGGTTTGAGTTACTGAAAGATATTCCGTATCAGCAGGCCAACGTAGCAATCCAGAAGTATATGCTGACAGAGAAGTTTCCACCAACGATAGCAGACATCAGAGAAAAGGCAATGCAGATTGTTGAGAGCGTGGATAGCAGCATGAGTGAGTTGGAGGCATGGTCTTTGGTAAGAAAGGCGGTCAGAAATTCCGGGTATCATTCAGTGGAAGAATTTGAGAAACTACCGGAGGCTTGCCAGAGAGCCGTAGGAAGTGCGGCAAATCTGAAAGAGTGGGCGTTGATGGATTCTGAAAGGGTTGAGACGGTAGAACAGTCTCATTTTATCCGGAATTACAGGACAACAGTGCAGAGAATCAGCGAAGAGAAAAAACTGCCGGAATCAATCCGGTTGCTGATTGCCAGCATGAGAGGCAATGCGCTGGAGTTGGAAAAGAAAGAGCAGCCTGCGCTCGAAGCTAAGAAGCAGGCAGAAGAAAAAACAGAACCGGAACCGGGAATGTCTGAGGAAACGAGGGCGAAGTTCCAACAGGTCATGCGGAACTTGCAGGGGAAGGTGTGATATGGAGGTGAAGTGACATATGGATATGGCAGAGATTGGAGCGAATATCCGGAGTTGCAGGACAGAAAAGGATATGACGATGGAGGAGCTGGGAAAAGCAATCGGTAAGAGCCAGTCGGCGGTAGCGGATTATGAAAAAGGCAGAGTAGACATTCCGGTATCTTCCCTCATCAAAATTGCAGAAACCCTGGAAATCCACCCGGCAAAGCTGTTCGGTATGCAGACAGCAGATGAGCAGTTTGAGCCGGATGCCACGCTGAGAATTTTCAGTGCGGAGGACAGACGGACTATTGCAGGAATCTTGGTAATGAATGGTTATACAACCCGGCATATCAAGGTTGCAAGAGAAGGAAAGAAGAGTAGCTGGTACTGCATCCAGGCCATGCTTGAAGAAAGCAACCTGGGAAGTCAGTAGGAGGCGGACATGAAAAAAGCGAAGTTTACGGTGTACGGGGAGCCGAAAGGAAAAGGCAGACCGAGATTCAATACGAAGACCGGCCATGCCATAACCCCGAAAGATACGGTATCCTATGAAAATCTGGTAAAGCTGGAATGGCAGACAGCCTACGGGACAGAGAGTTTTCCGAAAGAGGCGATGTTGGATATGAGGATTAAGGCGTATTACCGGATTCCTAAGTCGGCATCGAAGAAAAAAAGAGCGGCGATGCTGGCCGGAGAGATACGTCCGACTAAGAAGCCGGATATGGATAACGTAGTAAAGATTATCGCTGACAGCCTCAACAATCTGGCATATTACGATGATACGCAAATTGTTGACTGCCAGTGCCGGAAGTTCTACTCGGAGAATCCGAGAGTAGAAGTGACGATTATAAATTTGTCGAAGGAAGAATAGGAGGAAATTCACAGTGGATGAAAAAATGGAAATAAGACTCGTGAATCCAACGGAAGACGGATTCTTGCAGAAGATTGACTGGAACAAAGCGGAGCTGGAGGCGAATGTCAGAAGTATCGTGGAAGCATACCAGGGCTTGGTGTATACGGAAGATACGGTATCGGATGCGAAGAATGACAGAGCCGCCCTTAGAAAATTGCTCAATGAGATCGAGGACAGAAGAAAACTTGTCAAGAAAAAGTGCATGGAGCCGTATGAGGTATTCGAGAATGACTTGAAGGATGTAACGGTACTCATCAAGGAGCAGATTAGCATCATTGACGGGCAGGTAAAGGAATATGAGAACGGCGTAAAAGAGGAGAAGAAAGCCAGATTGCAGGATGTATATGCTGAGACAATCGGAGAATTGGCAGAGGTACTTCCTTTTGAGCGAGTGTTTGAGACACAGTATCTGAATGTGAGCTTCAAGGAAAGTAAGGCAGCAACCGAAATCCAGGAAAAGATTCAGAGAGTAAAGAGTGACCTGGCGGCCATTGACGCACTGGATAGCAAGTATAAGCTGAATGCGAAGGACGTATACGTGAGAACGCTTGATATGTCCCAGGCTATGGCTGAGAACGCTCGTCTGATTAAGTTTGAAGAGCAGATGGAGGCAGACCGTAAGAGAAAAGCCGAGGAAGAGGAACGCCGGAGAGCCGAAGCAGAAGCCAGAGCCAAAGAAGCGGAGGAACGTAGACGCCAGGAGGCAGAAAAAAATGCTGCGGAACGTGCGGAGAGAGAAAAGGCACTGGCAGAACAGCAGGCCCAGGAGGAAAGAGCTTCGGAATCTGGCTACAACGCACCGGTTCCGGATAAGACGGCGGATGTACAGAGTGAGGAACCGGCAGAAAAGCCGGCTGAAAAAGAAGCTCTTCCGGAGGAAAAGAAATATAAGGCAACCTTCTATGCGATTGGCACGCTCCAGCAGTTGAAGGATTTGCAGGAGTACATGAAAGAACATAATATCCAGTTCGGAAAGGCGGGTAAGTAGAATGAGTGATTTTGTGAAGGAATTGAATTTTGATGGCGATACCTTTAATGACATGAAGAGAGATATGAATTTTGTCTTACAGAGACTGCTCGGTAATATGCAGGAAAAGGAGTGCCAGGAAGGAACACTGACACTAAAACTTGATGTGTCACTCACGAGAGAGTATGTGCCGAACTACAATCCGAATATTCCTGGAGAGAGCAGAGAGATTGCGAAGCCGAAGTTCAGTCACAAGGTAACAAGCCAGATGAAGGTTGAGGATATGAAAAAGGGCAATTTGGACACTGAGATGGAGCTGTTCTTGAATGAGGAGACCGGGGAGTACGAGATGAGACCGGTTGCTGATACTACACAGAGAAGCATTTTCGATGCAGACTACAGAGATGTGACGGAGCCGGGACCGGCAGGAATCAAGCCGGATATTGGTCCGGAGTATATCGAACACCCGGAACTTCCGGGAGAGGTAGCAGATGAACATGCACTTCCTGGCCCGGTGGAAGAATACGAGGATGCAGATGAGAACGTATATGACGATTCTACGGGCAATAACCCGGAAGATACACAATTTACTGATGAAACCGATTTAGACGGTGCAGGGGACGGTACAGAGATTACAAGTGGCTTTGAGGAAGACGAAACCGACACCGAAGATGATGAGTATGGATATGATGAACCAGAGGAGGAAGAGTAAATGAATTTAAGAGATTTGGTAGGAAGAATGGCAATCAGAACAGATAAGGTGCGTGAGGTAATGCCATGGGAAATGGAACGTGCGTTTCGCTTAGATTTCATGGTTCCTGTACCGATTTTTGATAGAGAAAAGTACATGGACGAGCCGGTAAGAATCCTGGCGGTGGAAGGAACCCAGGTTGTTATCGAGGAAGATGGAAAGAGAAAACTGTTGGAGAGAAGATACATTGATGAACGCTGGACGGATTATGAGAGACTTCTGCATCCGGAAGAGGAAGAGAAGGAAAAGGCTGAAAAGCTGATGAAGGAGTTCGAGGTAGCGGCGGAACCTATCAAGCGTTTCCTGGCAGAGCATTATGACCCGATATGTACGGCGGTGATCTCCATGGATAACATCCAGATTTTCAGAGGAGAACTGGGCGAGCCGATTCAGAATATCTGTTGCCGGTGCGGAGCAGAGGTTGAAGAGGAAATGAAGGGATAATAAATGGATAAAAGGCCGAGAAAAGAAGATGGGTCATTGTTCATATCGTGTAAATCATGCGGAGTGCCGCCGGACAGGTGCAAGGGCTTCTGTATTTTCCAGAGAATGACGGCAGAAGCAGAAAAGCAGAAACAGGAGGGAAAGTCGAATGGCAAAATTTAATATCGAAGTAGAACTTGACTGGATGGATGAAGAGGCATATTCCATCGATGATGAGTTGAGAGAACGGATTGTGGAGGGCGTGGAAAACGCCCTTCTGGAAAAGGCAACGAATGAAGCTGTAAAGGCAGTGGATAATAAAATTGCAGAGAAGATTCTGGAGGCGGAAGAAACGATACAGGCAACCGTAGACCAGTTCATTGCGAATGTGTGCGAGGAGAAGATTGGAAAGATTGTTATCCCGGAAAAGAAAAGCACCTGGAGCGATGAAGTAACGTACAAGCCTCTGTCTGAATACGTGGGAGAGAGATTTGAACTGTTCCTTACGGAAAAGAGATATGACAGGGACGGCCGCATTGCAAGTTATTCCAGTGACAGGAAATTATCCGCCGCCGGTCTGCTCACGAGTCAGTATCTGGAAGAGGAACTTGGAAAGAAGGTTGAAAAGCTGATTGCGAATGCTAAGAGAGAGGTAGAGGAATCTCTGATAAAATCACTGGAACAGAATCTGAAAGAAAACCTTGCTAAAGATACGATTGAAAGAATGAATATCCCGGAAGTATTAAAGAAATTAAGCAGCATAGGGGCAAAGCAGGTAACCGGAACATCGTTGCCGGAGTAAAGGAGGAACGGTATGAGCGATTTTATCATAGGGCATGTTACAGACCCGAAGGAAGGACCGGTGGATGGCGTGTACGCTGAGACGAAGGGTACATATACGAAGTTCAAAGGAACCGGAGCATTTCAGAAAGAGAAGAGAATCCTGCATCAGAAAGTAGCGGATGTCGGAATCAAGGCCAGCTTACAGACCGGCATGGTAAGCATCAATGACAGAAACCGGAACCAGGCAATAGCAGTAAGTATTACGGAGATGGTCGCTATTCTGAATGAGGCTCTGAGATATGGAACGGCAGGAATGGGAAAGAAGGTGCGGTTGTGATCAACAGAGCAAGCGAAGGAACGTGCCGCCAGTGCGGTAGAAGAATCCTGTGGGTGCGGATGAAGTCCGGAAAGAATATGCCGGTAGACATGGCACTGCATAATTACAAGAAGGACAGCACCGGGAAAGAGAAGATCGTCACGCCGGACGGAGAAGTAGTGACAGGAAGAATCCTGGTAGGCGAGCGTGGAGATGGAGCAGGATATATTTCACACTTCGCTTCATGCAAGAAGTATCGGAGGTAGAGCATGACGCATGAGTTGAAGACATACCCGAAATACTTCCAGGAGACGATAGAGGGCAATAAACCGTTTGAAATCCGGAAGAATGACAGAAACTTCCAGGTGGGAGATGTGCTGATTCTGAAAGAATGGGACAACATCAAATACAGCGGAAGAGAAATCGGAGCGGTAGTAAGATATGTTCTAAGAGACTTTATCGGATTGCAGGAAGGCTATGTAGCACTTGGGTTACAGATTTTAGATTAAAAAGAAAAGCCGCCATAACCCCATGGCAGCTCCTCAAATGTTCGTAGATAGATTCATTATATGGAGCAGAGCAAGAAAAGTCAAGGAGGTATGGCGGTATATGGAAAGGCAGAGTGAGCAGGAACTGTTAGCAATCGCACCTGTGGAAACGGAGAGTCTGGAGGGAAACAGAATCTACCAGGTAACAGGGAGAGAACTGACACAGATAGCGGAAATATCTGCGAGAGAAGCGGTCAAAATGTGCAGAGAAGAGCGAAAAAAGGCCGAAAAACGTGAGCAGAGTAACGCTGATAAGGTAAAAAGAACCAAGAAATTGTTATCAGACTACCGTAGACTGAAAAGGGAAATCCCGGAAAAGGAAGAATTTACGGAAGGCGAGAAAGTAGAAAAACGGTGGGCGTTCCTAAGAGATTTGATGGGTTCGGCACATATCAATAGCCAGGAAAGCGTAGTAGAGAAAGAAGAAAAACGCAGGGCGGAGAATATGTATTACATCAACCGGATAGAGCGTGCGATTGAGACGTACCGGGAGGAGTGCGAAACATCGAAAAAGCCAGAAGCTATGCGGTGTTACAGGGAAGTGTACGAATACTACATAGCGGAGGAAGAAAAGACGGTTGCTCAGATTGCGAGTGAGGAATGCGTGAGTGAGAAGACTGTCTATAAGGACATCGGGAACGCCTGCAAGATCATAGCTGTGTACCTGTTGGGTGTGTGAGAAAACTGGGTTCAAAAACAGTAGAAAATATGGAATTGACGAGGGTAAAATACCTGTGGTAACGTAGTAAGTGCCAAAAGCCCATATGTCACACCATAAAAATGGAGCACTGTGAATCGACTTTTCCTTCTCTGATGGCTGGGCGGTCTTCGGACCGCAAAGCCGGAGGAAGGGATTCTTAAAAAACGGTAAACAGCCCGTATTCCCTGTACTTAGGTAGGTAATCTGGTATAATTAAAGTATGGAAAACAACGGTTTTTCAAGGGAAAAGGAGCAGACGGACAATGGGAATTTATACGAGCAGATATAGCAACAAAGAGCTTGCAGATGGCAAATATTACTGTGTAGGAATCAGCATCGGGACGCCGAAATTCAAACTGGCGTACAGACTGGAAAACCAGTGCTACTCACTGGCACCGAAAGGGTATATGCTGAGAATGAACCTGGAAGATTTCAAGAAAGCCTATTACGAGAAGCTGAACGGCATAGGCAAGGACAGAATCATCGACATGGTTATGAAGATGGAACGTGACGCAGCGGCCCAGGGAAAGGATTTGGTCCTCCTGTGCTACGAGGATGTGAGAATCCCGGAAGATTGGTGTCACAGAACTGTTTTTGCTGAGTGGTGGGTGGAGAACACTGGAGAGATTATCGAAGAACTTCCAGACCCGAATCCCCCGAAGGGAAAGAAGGTAGCAACGACAAGTAAGAAGCCCGAAGTGCAGACGAAGCCAGATGATGGCTACCAGCAAATGAGTCTGTTTGGTATGGGCGCTTTAATATAATATCCGGAGCTGGTGTAGGCAGCACACGACTATTCCATAGTTGAGGCCCTGTTCATCGCAGGGCTCCGGTCCAAAAACAACGGCATCGCATCCGAAAGGGTACGGTGCCTTTTTTAATGCAAACGAGAGAAGGGAGAGTTGATAAGCAATGGCATTTTTCAGAGACCCAGGAGAGATGTTTTTGGGGTGCCTGGGTACGGTGGAGCAGAGATATTTGGTAAATCTGATAAAGAATGCTGCGAAGAACGGGTATACGAGGTTTGTGGAGCCATGTGCCGGAACATTCGCCATGAGCAACTTGGCAATCCAGAACGGGTATAAGCCGGAGCAGATTGAGACGAGCGATGTGTCTATGATGAGTTCGGTTATGGGGTATGCCATTACGGGCAAGCCGCTTGATGAACTGGAGATACACGCCCAGGGATTTTCCGATGAGGAACTGTTGGACCCGGCGGTTGCCTTGTATGCTCAGATGTATCTGAGAACATCGAAGACGGCCGGCAATGAGTATTTCTTTAATCTGCTGAAAGATTTAAGAGACAGAAGAGAGGAACATATTGAGCATATCCGACAGAGCCTGGAGAATATCAAGAAGGAAATGTATGGCATGACGTATCGCCCGTTGGATATGTGGGATCATCTGGACGAGGTGCTTGACGATCCACACACGCTGGTTATTGCCAATCCACCGACCTACTTCTCCGGCTATGAGAAGTTCTATGACACACAGGGGAAAATGACCTGGAAGGAACCAGAGTATAAGCTGTTCGACCCGGAAACAGGACACGTTGAGTTGTTTGACCGGTGCATGAATGCGAATGCGCTGGTTGTTTGCTACCAGGAAAAAAGAACCGGAGAGGCTGTAGGAGAGCCGATATTTGCAAGAGCCGGTACGAGAGCAGATTTGAACAGCTACATTACCTCGAACAGAGGAGAAGAAGCGGCGGCACTGGCAGAGGGAAGAAAAATCAAAAGACCTTCCGAAAGTAAGCTGGCACCGATTGCTTGTAGTATGTTGCCGAGAGATTACGAGATAACGGAGAAAAGCAAGGTACAGATCATCTCCATTAAGGCAGCAGAGGCACAGTATTACAGACAGCTATGGACGCATAATTTTGTTGGTTCATCGGCTACGTTCAATAGAGCTGTTCTGATTGACGGGATGGTATCGGGCGTATTTGGGATTTCAAAGATGCAAGCCACATCACTCTTCATCTGGTACGTTATGAAGGTCCCACACACCACGTATCGGCTCGGTAGACTACTGTATATGTTGGCACAGAATCATTGCTTCACAGAAACGCTCCTGGACGATCTGGAACGTGAGAAGGTAACGAAAGTCCGGACCGCCATGCTGACGAAGTATCCGGAGAACAAAGAAGTCCGGGGCATTATGAAGCTGGTAAACCGGCAGAAGGATAAGAACAACGGTTTCAAGCTGACATACGAAGCGGAGCTGACTGACCGAACAGAGCAGGAAACATTGGAAGAATGGTTAAGGAGGGAAAGACAGTGGCAGAAGAGCAGAAAGCAAAATATGAAATAATTTATGACATGGGTACGGAGCTGTACATTGCGAAGGTGCAGTTAGCCGAGCTTAAGGAGCAGGACATCAATGCCAGGATAATGAAAAATGAGATGCAGGACCAGCTCACAGCGAACATCAAAAACAGAGGGCAATTGGAGAGTTTACCTCTGATTGCACTGATGGGAGAGAAGCTGGAGATTATTTCAGGGCATCACAGAGTAAAGAGTGCAAGAGAGGCTGGACTGAAAGAGATTATCGTTATCCTGGATAAGAGCGGGCTGACCCGAAGCAAGGCGGCTTCTAAGCAGTTGGCTCACAATGCAATCTCTGGGTTTGATGATGAGAGTACGCTGAGAGAAATTGTGAAGCTGATGGATAACGTCGATGATATGATGGAGAGCTATATAGGGAAAGAAATTCTGGAAGAACCGTTGGAGCAGTTTGATAAGCTGAATACTCCGGCGGTTCAGTTTGATTTCAAGACCATTGCGTTTGCGTTTCTTCCGAACCAGATTAGAGACTTGGATGCACTGATGAAGAATCTGAACGGTAGTTGTGCTGAGATTATCGGTGTTGCTGCCTATGAGCAGTGTGAGAAGTTCGTGGAGACACTGGATAAGTACCAGCAGTTTACGGACATCCGGAACGTAGGGGCGGCAGTCCATTCCATGATTGATGCTGCAAATGAGAAAATGGACGATGCCGGTTTTGACCCAGACATGGATTGGACGTACCTTGCGAAAGTATTTGGCAGTGCTGCCATTCCGGTAGAATCGGCAGAAGTAATCAAAAAAGCTCTGAAAAAAGCAGAGAAGGACGGCACGATTACCAGTAAGAATAAATGGCAGATGATTGAATACTGGGCGGCTGACTACCTGGCAGGGAAGTAGGTGGTTGAATGGCGGCAAAGCAGAAGTATGATGAGAGATTTGTAAAAATTGCCAAGGTATTGTGCATGAGAGGCGGTACGGATGAGGATTTAGCTGACGCATTCGAGGTATCTCCGAGGACAATCAACCGTTGGAAAAAGGATTACCCGGAGTTTGCAGAGGCTCTGGCCGCCGGAAAAGAATATGCAGATGCAGAAGTCGAACTGAGTCTGTATAAGCGAGCAAAAGGAAGTAAGAAGAAAACGAAAGTAACCCGGAAAATTATTGAGATGGACAAAGACGGTAATACCAAGCCTGCGAAGATAGAGACGGTTGAGACCGAAGAGGACATCATACCGGACGTAGGAGCGTGCTGTTTCTGGTTGAAGAATCGTAGGCCGGACATCTGGAGAGATAAGCAGGAAATTGGTCTTTACGAGATAGAAGACATGGAGGGTATCGAAGCCGACATTTATGGCGGCGAAGAATAAGGGCTTATCCAACCCGTATGTCAAGGTCAACAGGCGCAAGCGTATAGGGTTCAATTTCAGCGACAAGCACAAGCGGTATATCAAAAATTGTGCGAACAGTACCTACAATATCCTGGAAGGTGCTGTTCGTTCCGGTAAGACGGTAGATAATGTTTTCGCATTTGCTCACGAATTAAAAACGACGAAGGATAGAATCCACCTGGCGACTGGTTCGACTATGGCGAATGCTAAGCTGAACATTGGAGATGCTAATGGGTTCGGTCTTGAGTATATATTTCGTGGGCAGTGCAGGTGGACTCAGTACAAAGGGAATGACTGCCTGCTGATAAATGGCCCGGATACGGGGTACAAAGACAAGATTGTAATCTTCGCCGGAGGTGCAGCGTCCGATAGTTACAAGAAAATCCGAGGTAACTCATACGGTATGTGGATTGCAACCGAGATCAACCTGCATCATGACAACACCATCAAAGAGGCATTCAACCGACAACTGGCAGCCAAGAACAGAAAAATCTTCTGGGACTTGAACCCAGACCATCCTAAGGCAGCGATATACGTTGATTACATTGACAAATACGCTGAGAAAGCGGCCAAGGGAGAGCTTCTGGGTGGTTACAATTACGAGCATTTCAATATCTTCGAGAATATCAACATCCCGAAGCAGAGAATAGCTGAGATTGTCAGCCAGTATGACAAGGACAGCATCTGGTACATCCGAGATATTGAAGGTAAGAGAAGTATTGCAGAAGGCCTGATATACGTTAAGCTGGCAACTTCCATAGCGGCGGAGGACGATGAGTACATCGTGCCGTTGGAAGAGACGATTGACATGGCGAAACGTGGAGAGTTCATAGAGCTGAATATAGGCGTGGACTTCGGAGGTAACGGCTCCGGCCACGCTTTTGTTGCGTCTGGAATTACCCAGGGATATGAGAAACTGTATGTGCTGTCCTCTGAATGGCACGATGCAGACGGAACAGACCCCGATGATTTGAACCGGATGTTTATGAAATTCGTTGAGAAGATATTGGACCGGTACGGATTCATTACGAATGTGTACTGCGATTCTGCGGAACTGGTGCTGAAACGAGGTTTGCAGAAAGCTATGATTGAGGCGGAACTGGGAAATATCAATGTCACGAATGCTGCCAAGTGCAAGATTACAGACCGTATCTTCACAATGACCACGCTCTCAGCAACTGGGCGTGTGTTCTTTACGCCAGATTGTGAAAGTGTTCTCGAAGCTATCAGCATGGCGGTTTGGAATCCGAAGAAAATGGAACTGGAGCGTCTGGATGATGGAACCAGTGATATTGACTCTCTGGATGCTATGGAGTACAGCTTCGAGAAGAGGATAAAGAAATTCATTAAGAAGACGGGGTGAACTGATTGAGAATTGCAAATATATTGAGAAAGGTGTTGAGAAGATTGGTGCCGAATAACAGTGTGGAAAAAGCCCTGGGCGTTGATATATGCGAATCCGGAGTAATGCAGAATGCCATAGAGCTGTGGCACAACATGTACAAGAATGAACCGCCATGGAGAGGCGGAAAAGACAATGTGATTCCTCTGAATCTGCCGTCAGCGATCTCGGAGGAATTTGCCAGGCTGATACTAACGGAGTTCAGCATGGAGGTAACTGGCAGTCCGATGGCTGCTTTCATCAATGAACAGTTGAAAGACCAGCTTACGGACTTGAACAAATTTGTTGAGATGTACTGCGAAGGTGGGGCTATTGCGGTAAAGCCGTTCGTGACGAACATAGACGAAAACGGAAAGCCAACGGCAATCGAGCTGGATTTTGTGAAAGCGGTGGATTTCTTCCCCTGTGCGTTCAATAACAAGGGAGAAATAACGGCGGCGGTGTTCGTGGAAGGAAAGAAGATAGGAGATTACCTGTATACCCGGCTTGAATACCATGAGCTTACGGGAATGACCTATACGATCATCAACAAGGCGTTCAAATCTGAGGAGATTTACCAGTACAACGATGATGGGACCTATGCTGTGAGGGATAGATTCCGGAAAGAAGTACCACTGTCTGAGGTGGATGAATGGGCGGGCCTGTCGGAAGAGCCGGTAATTATCGGTAACATCGACAAGCCACTTTTTGCGTACATCAAAGTACCAAAGGCAAACAATATCGATACGGATTCGCCATTGGGGGTATCAGTGTTCTCCAGAGCTACAGAGATAATAGAACAAGCTGACATTCAGTACGGGCGTGTATTGTGGGAGTATAAAGCCACAGAAGCTGCTATCCTGGGCGATTCTGAGTTGTTCCAGACAGATAAGCATGGAAAGCCGGTTCTTCCGGCAGGACAGGAAAGGATGTTCAAGACATTTGACTTCGACAATGCGGATGGAACTAACAAGGGGATGCTGAAAGAGTATGCACCGCAGATTCGCCACGAAGCGTTGTTCCAGGGACTGAATAAGCTGCTAATGAAAATAGAGTTCCTGGTTGGTCTTGCCTACGGCACACTGTCTGAACCAACGGACATTGAGAAGACGGCATACGAAATCCGGGTATCAAAGCAGAGGTCATACCATACGGTAACGGCGATGCAGGACGCATGGCATAAGGGATTTGAGAAAATCATATACGCCATGAGAGTTCTGGCGTTGCTTTATGATATGGTTCCAGACGGAGAAACGGAGCTGAACTGCAACTGGGGCGATGGAGTTCTGGAAGACACAGAAGCTGAGTATCAGCGTAGATGGTCCATGGTGGTTGCCGGAAAGCTGAAAACAGAAGCGTTTCTTGCGTGGTATTTCGGATGCTCGGAGGAAGAGGCAAAGAACATGATGCCGGAGCCGGTAGCCAGATTTCCTACAGAAGAATAGGAGGTGTGAGCAGTGCTGACACCAGAATATTTGAATAGCTTTTCTTCCGGTTATCTGGGAATGTGCGATGTGTTGAATGAGCAGATCATCCGAGATGTGGCACGAAGGATAGCGAAGACCGGAAGAATTACACCGACAGCCGAGTGGCAGTTGAAGCAGGCAAAGCAGTCCGGAGCATTGATGAATGATGTAATCCGGGAGGTCGGGGTTCTGACTGGAAAATCCGATACGGAGATATTACGCTTATTCCAGGATGCAGGCTTGACCGGGATGTTGCAGGATGCAAAGCCGCTATTGCAGGCCGGAAAGCTGAAAACCTCGGATATTGTTCTTTCTGGAGCGATGCAGAGGACCATGGAGGCAGCCGCAGAGAAGTGTAGGGGAGAGATTGGAAACCTTACGCTGACAACGGCGATAGCCACACAGCAGGAGTATATGCAGGCACTGAACGCAGCCTATATGAAGGTTACGTCCGGTGCTTTTTCGTACCAGGAGGCAATCAGACAGGCTATCCGGGATGCGGCAGTCAAAGGAACATCGGTCATGTATGACAGTGGGTATATCTCAAAGCTGGATACGGCAATCAGAACTGCTCTGCTGACCGGAGTAAATCAGACAGCCGGAAAGCTGACAGAGTTGTATGCTTCGGAGCTTGGGGCTGAGTATTACGAGACAACAGCTCATGCAGGAGCCAGACCCTCACACTCAGTCTGGCAGGGTAAGGTATTCAAGATTGAGGGCACAGCTCCGGGGTATGAGAACTTCTACGAGGCAACCGGATATGGAACGGGAGCCGGTTTGTGTGGTTGGAATTGCAGACATAGCTTCTATCCGTACTGGCCGGGAATTTCCAAACCGGCATACACGAAAGATGATCTGGAGGATTACAGCAGACCGAAATATTCGTTTGCAGGGAACCTTCTTACGGAGTATGAGTGTATGCAGAAGCAGCGTGAATATGAAAGGGCGGTCAGAGAGTATAAGAGAATCCTGGCCGCCTATGATTCGTATATCCAGACGGTTCAATCAGAAGCCGACAGAGCGTACTTCCGAGAAGAGTTTCAGAAAGAATCTGTGAAGCTGAAAGAGAAAGAATCGCAGATGAAGGATTTCTGCAAGCAAACCGGACGAAGCGTAGATACCGCCAGAACGCAGGTATCAGCCGTACATGACGGCAACGGTAACTTGGTATCATTTAACCGCTCAGTCAGTGGAAAAGCTGTATGGGCGAATAAGAAAGCGAGGAAATAAGCATGAAGAAAGAAGAACTGATGAAGCAGTATGAGGAACTGAAAGGGAAAGGCAAAGAGCCGGAAATGATTTTCCTGTATATCCACATGCCGACCGGAGAGACAGAAACCATTGTCAATCCGAATGTTGAGGAGAAGATGAAGTACATTGACCGCACCTACAATGAAGACCTGGTTCATGCGAACTGCAAGGACATTTACATTGAGCAAGCTTGTATTTGTGCGGATTTCGGACCAACCATGATGTTTTCAGATGCTTATATGCTGATGAAACAGGGTGCGAAGGTAAAGTTGCCAAACTGGGGCGGCTACTGGTACTGGGATGCAGAGAAGAAAACAATCATGATGCACACCAAAGACGGAGAGGAACTGGATATTCGCCAGACAGACCGCCCGGAGTACACCTTCGACAATATTGCGTCTGACGAATGGCAGATTGCAGATGAAGAGAACTGCCCGGAACTCGGCGGAGAGGCTACGTTTGGATTCGGGGATGCGTACAAATTCCTGGAACGTGGTGTCAAGGTGGCAAGAAAAGGCTGGAACGGAAAAGGAATTTACCTTGAAATGCAGTTCCCGGATGAACACAGCAAAATGACTCAGCAGTATGTCTATATCGTGACTACTGGGCTTGTGAGTGACAATGAAAATGCACCGAAAGGAATTGTACCATGGGCGCCGTCTCAGACAGATATGGCAGCTAAGGACTGGGTTGTATTCACAGAAGAGTAGGAAGGAGGTGATCCTGCTATCTCCCATCCATGGGTTAAATGGTATTTGCCCCGTATAGGGCCGTAACGTATTAACCTTTACAATTTACCATTGAAGCACTTAAAACGTGTCCTGGGAACTCTCAGAAGTTCGTAGACACCCTTTAAGACCACGAAAATAATTAACAGTCAGCCGGTCCGTTGGTGGAACGTCTGGCTGTTGTTTTTTGCCCTGTGATATGGCATATAAACTGTCTCCTTCTCTTGCGTGCGGAGATATAAATGCACGATAGCAGTGCCGGAGTGAACCGGAATCTAAACGAAATCAGCGAAACGAAGAAAGGAAGGTAAGTGAAATGGCTTACGAATTTTTGAAGAAACTTTTTGGAACCCCGAAGGACGGCGAAGAGCCTAAGGCTATGACCTATGCAGAACTGGAGGCAGCGATTGATGCCGACAAGAAAATCCAGGTAGTAGATGTGAAAGCCGGAGGCTATGTGTCGAAGGAGAAACTAGATGCCAAGATTACAGAGCTGGACGGAGTAAAGCAGCAGTTGTCAGATGCTAACACAACGATTCAGTCCTACAAGGACATGGATATTGACGGCATTAAGCAATCTGCAAAGGACTGGGAGGCGAAGTACACCCAGGAAACACAGAAGCTGACCGCACAGCTTGCAGCCCAGGAGCGTACTCATGCACTGGATATGTTCATGGGTGGTTATAAGTTCTCGAGCAAACCTGCTGAAAACGGTGTAAGAGCAGAGTTTGAAAAGAAGAACTTTACCCTGGAAGATGGAAAGTTCCTGGGAGGCGATGAGTTTATGAAGTCCCTTATGGAGAATGACGACTACAAGGGAGCTTTTGTTACCGAAGATGATAACGATCCGGAAGACGATTCCCATGAGGATGAGGAAGGAAAGCCGTTCTTTGCAAGAGGAGTTGGCGGAACTGGTGGAGCCGGAGGCGAAGGAGTCAAAGGCAAAGAAGCACCGTTTAATCCGTTTGGGTTCAACTTAATCAGACAGCCAGACAAAAACTAACAGGAGGAGAATGAAATGGCGAAATTAAATTATGCAACCGAGTATTTACAGACACTGGAGCAGATGTTTCCGTATGTCCTGTATTTTGGAGACTTATTTGCGACACCGAACAATGGAAGGTTCCGTTGGGTAAATTCCAGAGTTATCGAGGTGCCGACAATCTCCACAACTGGCCGTACCGATGGAGACAGAGACACCATTGGAACCAGAAAGCGTAACTACAACAACGAGTGGAAACCGCTGACCCTGGAGAATCACAGACAGTGGCAGACGCTGGTACATCCGAGAGACATTGCCGAGACCAAGGGTGTTGTGGCAATCGGAAATATCACGAAGGTTTACAACGAGGAGCAGAAGTTCCCGGAAATGAATGCTTACTGCATTTCCAAGCTGTATGTAGACTGGACTACTGACGGAGCGAAGACAGCCCACAGTGAAGTGCTGACAGAGGAGAATGTGCTGACCGTCTTTGATGAGATGATGAAGAACATGGATAATAAGAGAGTTCCGAGAGCCGGAAGAATTCTGTATGTGACACCGGATGTCAGAACGCTCATCAACAATGCGAAGCAGATTTACAGAACCGTTGATGTAGGTAGCCGTTCTGATGCAATCAAGAGAGCAATCAATTCTATTGATGATGTGAAGATTCCGGAGAGCGTACCGAGTGACATGATGAAGACGAAGTATGACTTTACCGAGGGTTGGAAGGTAGATTCCACAGCGAAGCAGATCAACATGGTTCTGGTACATCCGGCGGCGGTAATCACACCGATTTCTTACGAGTTTGCTCAGCTCGACCCGCCATCCGCAGGCTCCCAGGGTAAGTATGATTACTTCGAGGAGTCTTTCGAGGATGTATTTATCCTGCCTCACAAGATGGACGCTATTGATTTCCATGTGAGTGTATAAGAGAAACTGATTACTGGCTCTGTGCGTGTGCATGGAGCCAATTTTTGAAGGGAGAAACCATATGTATAAAGTTGAGAAAAAGAACAGAGTTCTCAGAATCCCGGATGAGAAATTCGATGAGTACAAGAAGATGGGCTACATTATCAGGGATGAGGATGACAATGTGCTGTTCGAGCCGGAGAACATTAAGGCGACTGCTGAAAAGCTCAAGAAGGAGAATGACGAGCTGAAAGCCAAACTGGAAGAGGCTACCCTGTATGCAGAGAATGCAGACAAGAAGATTGCCGAGCTTCAGAAGGAGAATGATAAGCTGAAAGCGGCAGTCCAGGCACAGTCCGCAACAGGAGATGCAGACCCGGCAGAAACTGAAAAGAAAACAGCAGCCAAAGGCTCAAAGAAAACTGAGTAGGAGGTAGCTTATGTATTTAGCAACGAAAGACGGGAGTTCCTGCCGGATTCCCGAAAGAAAGGCAGCATATTACAAAAGCATGGGCTATTCGCTTGAAAGCCTGGAGCCGGAAGTCAGAACGGGCACATCTTCTCCGAAAGAAAAGAAGACCGGCAAAAAAGATTCAGCTACGCAGGAGGGCGTAAACCCGGCGAATAGCTGATTTTTCTTTGCAGCCTACCAATTTATCAGAAAGGGGTGTTTCGATGGTCCAGGAGGACGTAAGAAGACCGTATGTGGATTTTGCATACTACAAGAATGATTACGGTGGCACGCAGATAAAAACGGAGAATGATTTCAAGAGAGCCGAGAGCATTTCGGAAGCATTCGTGAACCAGGTTACGTTTGGCCGGATTGCAAGGCTGAGTTCGGTTATAGACTCAATTAAGGATGCAATCTGCTGTGTAGCTGATACGGTGGCAGTGCAGAACGAAAAGAGAGAAGCTGTTGTGAAGTCAGAATCCAACGATGGATATTCCATCAGCTATGCGGATGCCATGAATGATACGGCGTTGCATAACGAGATGTACAGGGCTGTGAGGTCATACCTGGCGAACACCGGACTGCTGAACAGAGGGTGGGTGAAAGAGTATGATGACAAACAGTGATGTGACAATCTTTAATCTGAGAATTGGAGCAGACCGCCGGGAAAAACTCTGTGCGACAAGAATCATGGGGGTTTCGTGGTATGGAGCAAAGGGAGAGACGGTATCAGACACGGACCGTAGGGATAAGGCAAAATGCGTAATCCGAATCCCGGCCACAGCGACAGTAGAAGCCGGAAAGCAGTATATAAGCGAAGAAAAATACAAGAAGCTGTCAGATGAAGAGGCAGAGAGATACTGGACTATCCAGAAGGGAGCTTATATTGTGCGAGGACAGTATGTGGTGGCCGGACAGTGGTTGTTCGATACGTTCAGTTTCCGCCAGGGCATCATTCTGAAAGAGACGATTGAGGAGCTGGCAAAGCTGAGACAGCACGATGAAGATTTTGTGACTGTCACAGAATATGCCGACAATACAATCAGAGGAACCGACAGGACAAAGCACTGGAGAATAGGGGGTGCGTGATGGCACTGAAAAAGATCACAACTCCGAAAGGCTCAATCATCAATTCCGGGAACGGGAAAGCGGAGCTGACCTGGAGCCCGGATTTTGCGGCAAAAAGGAATGCTCAGTTTAGCAGAAAGCAGATGTTTGTAGATTCAGAGGTGCTGAGAAGGTGCAGTCCGAGAGTCCCGTTCAAAACAGGTATGCTGGAGAAATCCGGCAAGCTGGGAACGGATGTAGGCAGTGGAGAGGTAGATTACATTGCCCCGTATGCTGCCATGCAGTATTACCAAACCGCAGACACCAGACCGTATGATGCGAACCGAGGAGCACATTGGTTTGAACGAATGAAGGTGGCTGAAAAAGAAGACATTCTGCGAGGCGCAGATAAGATTTAGGAGGTTATATGGCAGTAAATAGTGTACTGGAGGGTATAACAGAGTATTTTCTGAAATGCCCTCTTTTGAAAGACGGTGTATTCCGGGTAGATGCCCTTGGGCCAGACCCGGTAGAGTACACCATAGAGACCGGGATATTCGACCCGGTAATCCAAAGATATGTAGATGGCAGTTCGGAACGGCAGTATCAGTTCCAGTTCGGTTCCAGGGAGTTTTACAGCATGGATCGGGTACAGAACATCGAGAACAGCACGTTTTATGAAGAATTTGCAGACTGGGTAGAGGAGAGCAGCATGGCAGGCAACCTCCCGGAACTTCCGGAAGGAATGTGTGCAGAGGAGATAGAGGTTCTTTCCCCTGGATATATCTTTGACGGAGCTATGAAAAACGCAAGGTATCAGATTTCCTTGCGATTATTGTATTTTAAGGAGGCAAGTAAAAATGGCAGGTAATGTAAGTGGCGCAAGAGAAGTGGTACAGAGACACCAGTTTGCGGATTATCTAAATATCGGAACATCCGAAAAGGCGAACTGGGTACTGATGGGCGTTGGTTTCACAACACTGGATGAAACCTTCGGAGCAGAGAGCGAATCTGAGAAGTACGTGTGCGAGCCGTCTTCCTCTTCCTCTGTTGTGTCCTACACATCGGTATTTCCTTTTGAAGCAAGACTCATCAAGAGCCAGGATGCGGTCAATGCACTGTACCATGTAGGAAGAAATCATTTAACCGGCAGCGATGCAGAATTTGAGTATTGCAGAGTAGAGTTATGGGACCAGAAGCAGAGTGAATCTACACCGGTTGCAAACACATTTGCGGCCAGAAAGTTCCTGGTATCCGCCGAAGTGAGCGGCGTATCTGGAGAGAAGAAACAGAGCATGAGTGGAAATCTCAATGCAGTAGGTGATCCGCTTGACGGATATTTCAACACAGAATCAAAGACATTTGAAGAAGCTGCGGCTTAGAATTTGGAGGTAAAACGATATGAGCATGTTAAAAATTTGTGGACAGGAATTAGAGTTAGATCTGTTCGATGCAGATACTATGGAGGTCTATGAGAAATCCATGGATAAGGTTGTGAAAAGAGCCGAGGAAACCAAGAAGCATACGGAGCTGTCGAATGCGGACGGCATCCGGGAGATGTGCGGAATCGTGAAGGATTTCTTCGATGAGGTATTTGGAGGCGGAACGGCTGAAAAGCTGTTCAAGGGTAAAAACAACCTGGCAATCTGCATGGATGCTTTCGGAATTGTTTCTTCTGAGGCTGGTAAGATGAAAGGCCAGGTAAATGCGATCACCAACAAGTATAACATGAACCGGGCACAGAGACGCCAGGAAGGTAAGAAAAATAAGCATGGCAAGAACGGAGCAGTAGTAACGCCAATCGGTAATGCGAGTGGGCGTGATAATTCATGAACCACAACATGCTTGTAGACTATCTTCCGGAAACAGTAGAGATTGAAGGTACGGAGTATGCGATAGAAACAAACTTCCGTACCTTCATTCTGTTTGAAATGATGATGCAGGACCCGGAGCTTTCGGACGCTGAGAAAGCAAGGCAAGGTCTGGAACTGGTATATCCGGAGATTCCGGAGAATCTGGATGCTGCGGTGGATGGGTTGTTGTGGTTCTATGCCGGTGGTAAACGATGGCGTGAGAAGAGAGCCGGAGCAGTAGAAGGGGCGGCAGAAGTGCAAAGGATTTATTCTTTTGAGCATGACGATGATTACATCTATTCGGCGTTTCTGACGCAGTATCACATAGACCTACAGGATATTGAATACCTGCACTGGTGGAAGTTTAAGGCTTTACTAAGAACGCTGTCCTCTGACCTGGAGTTCAGTAAGATTATGGAGTATCGAAGCGTAGACATTGATGCGGCCATGACGAAGGAGCAGAGAGACTTCTACCGCAGGAAGAAAGAACTGTATGCTTTACCGTTGCCTGCTGATGAGGAAGAGAAGGTAGATGCAATAGCAGAAGCCCTCATGAATGGCGGCGACCTTACGGGACTGCTGTAGGAGGTGACTGGCTATTGAAGATGTAAAGAAGAAAATGATACGGGTGGAATGCCCGGAGTGTAAATATAAAATGCCGTTGTTTTTTGAAGAGACGGCGGAGTGTTCGGGCGTGATGGTCTCCTGTAAAGGGAGAAATTGTCATGCCCGTTTTGAATTAAAAATCAAAGACGGAAAACAAATCAAGTAGTGCCATTATGAGCCGATGATTGAGCCGAAGAATTGAGGTGAGAACATGGGCTATGATGGTACGCTGAAATTTGACACCAGCATAGATAGTTCCGGTTTCCAGAGCGGACTAAGCAAATTATCTGGAATGGCGAGCGGAGCGATTAAGGCTACCACTACTATTCTGGCCGGTGCCGCAACAGCGGTAGCCGGTATTGGTACGGCTGCAATCAAGGTCGGTTCTGACTTTGAGGCAGGAATGAGCAAAGTCCAGTCCATTTCCGGTGCTTCGGCTACGGAGATTCAACAGCTTGCTGATAAGGCAAAGGAAATGGGTGCCAAGACGAAGTTCAGTGCCACAGAAAGTGCCGAGGCTTTCCAGTACATGGCGATGGCCGGATGGAAAACCGGAGATATGCTGAACAGTATTGAAGGTATTATGAACCTGGCGGCAGCGTCTGGGGAAGACCTTGCATCGACGAGTGACATTGTTACCGATGCGATGACTGCCTTCGGACTGGCAGCAGACGGAACAACAACCATCATCAAAAACGGGTACTCGAAGGAAGTTTCCAATGCTACACATTTTGCAGATGTGCTGGCAAAGGCAGCATCCAATTCCAATACCAACGTAGGAATGATGGGCGAGACGTTCAAGTACGTTGCCCCCGTAGCCGGAGCCTTAGGATTCAGCGTTGAAGACTGTGCTACGGCAATCGGTCTGATGGCGAACTCCGGAATTAAGGCGAGCCAGGCAGGTACTTCTCTGCGAAGTATCTTTACAAGAATGGCGAAGCCGACCAAAGAAGTACAAGCGGCTATGGACCAGTTAGGAATCTCACTGACGAACAGTGATGGTTCCATGAAGTCTCTGAAAGAGATCATGAATGACCTGCGTTCTGGATTTGCAGGCCTGACAGAAGCACAGAAAGCGCAGTTAGCAGCATCACTCGGCGGCCAGGAGGCTATGAGTGGATTGCTGGCTATCGTGAATGCGTCCGATGAAGACTACCAGAAGTTGACGGATTCTATTTACGATGCGGATGGTGCGGCCAAGGAAATGGCGGACACCATGAATGATAACCTACAGGGAGCAATCACACTCTGCAAGAGTGCATTGGAATCTGTAGGTATTGCCCTGTACGAAGAGGTACAGGAACCAATGAAAGAAACGGTCAAAGTCATTACCGGCATGGTAGAGGATATGAATGAAGCCATGGCGGAAAAAGGATTTGACGGTCTGATTGAGTCGTTTGGAAATTCACTCGCTGAGCTGGCACAGATGGCTATGGAGGCAGCACCTACATTGATAGGGGTTGCAGAGGACCTGGTAGGTACGTTCATAAATGCCATCATGGACCACCAGGAAGAATTTGCAGAGGTCGGAGCAACTGTAGTTGCTGAGCTTGTAAAAGCGATTCTGAATGTTGCCGGGGATATGTGGTCCGCCGGTATTTATTTGTTTACGGAATTTCTGCAGGCATTAAGCGACCATTCCGAGGAGATAGGCCGTTCTTTCGGTGAAATGCTGAGTAAAATTGGCGAGGCGGTACAAGAAAATCTGCCGCTTATCATCCAGGCTGCAAAAGATTTCGTAGCCGGATTCTGCGAGGGGCTGAGTGAAGAATTTCCGGGCGTATCTGCACTGATAGAAGGGTTCCTTAATGGATTCATCGATACGGCAAGTACGATTATCCAGGGAATTGTAGATGTGGTTTCTGACCTGTTCAGTGTGATTGATGGAGCAGACCCGAATGTGCTGGAGGCTGTCGGATATGCAATCGGCGTGATTGCGGCGTCCATAGCAGCTCTGAGCGTTGCAAGTTCTGTTCTGTCCTCTGTAAAATCTCTGTTCAAGGTGCTTGGCACACTGAAAGGCGGAGTTTCCGGACTGGTTGGAGTAATCGGAAAAGTTGTAGAAGGATTCGCACTCTGGAAGGGCGGAGCCGGAACACTGATGGAAGTTCTGGAACTGGAGTTCCCGAAGGTCGCAGGTATTTTCTCCTCTATCGGAGGAGCACTTCAGAAGGTAATCGGATTCTTTGCAGAGTTCGGTTCATCAATAGCCGGAATTGGTTCTATCATTGCAGGAGCGATTCTTGCAGTTGCCAATTTCGTAGATATGTTTGTAAATGGTTTCAGTGCCATAAAAGAGGTTCTGATGGTAGTCGGTATTGCACTGGCGTCTGTCGGGGCTGTTATCCTTGGGGCACCTGCACTGGTTGCGGCGGCGGTAGCTGGAATTGTAGCTGCGGTAGCAACGGCGGTTGTTCTCATCAAGGAACATTGGGACCAGATTGTAGAATTTTTCAAGAGCATCCCGGAGAAGCTGAGTGAACTTGGTTCGGCTATTTCGGAATGGTTTTCTGGTGTCCTGGATAGCATAGGCGAGTTCATCGACTCTGCGGTTGAGTGGTTTTCAGAACTGCCTGGGAAAATCATAGATGCCATTAACTCACTGGCAGAAAGTTTTGTCGAGTGGGGAGCTTCGATGCTGGAAACGGCATCTGAGGTAGTATCGCAGATTATTGATTCGATTGTGCAGTTCTTTACGGACCTGCCATACAAAATCGGTTATGCGATAGGCTTTGTAATTGGTACGCTGATTGAATGGGGAGCAAATGTGATTAACTGGATCACAACGAATGTTCCTCAGATGATAGATAGCATCAATAAGTTTTTCTCTGAATTGCCGGGGAAAATCTGGAACTGGCTGGTAAACACCTACAACAAACTGGTTGAATGGGGAAGTCAGATGCTCCAGAAAGCCGGAGAGATAGCAAGCAACTGTATAGACAACATTGTGAAGTTCTTCTCCGAATTGCCGGGCAAGATTTGGAACTGGCTGACTGATGCCTTTAATAAGCTGGTAACGTGGGGTTCCAACACCCTACAGAAAGCGAAGGAGATAGCTTCTAACACGATAGATGCAATCGTCAATTTCTTCTCCCAGTTGCCAGGAAAAATCTGGACCTGGTTAAGTAATACGCTACAGAAGGTAATCCAGTGGGGTTCCGATATGGTAGCGAAGGGAAGACGGGCAGCATCTGATTTGTGCAGTGCCGTCATAAATGGCGTAGCGAACTTGCCGTCCCAGATGGCGAATGTAGGCTACAACATCGTGATGGGTGTATGGAACGGAATCTGTAATGCGGCCGGTTGGTTCAGACGCCAGGTGCAGAGTTTCTTCTCCGGCATCGTAGACGGTGTTAAGGGAGCATTAGGTATTCACTCCCCGTCCAAAGTCTTTGCAGATGAGATTGGTAAGTGGATTCCACCTGGTATCGGCGTAGGTATTGAAGCCGAGATGCCAGACCTGTATAAGCAGATGGATGATGAGATGGCCAGTCTTGGAAAGCGGATGCAGACGGCGGTTAATGTGGAAACCGGAAAGATTGCTGTTGATAAGAAGGTCAGCACAACATACAAAGTCGAGAAAGAAAAGCAAGGCGTCTTCGAGAGTGGAGACACAACGGTAGAGATTACCGGAGAGACACACGTTCATGTAGATTTGGACGGTAGGGAAGTTGGAGATACAACAACACCGATTGTCGATGAAAACATGGCAAGAATTGATACACACAAGAAGAGAGGAGGTTAATCATGTCGGGAGTAGGCATTACGTTTGATGAGACGCATTCGTTCCGGGACTGGGGCTTAAGACTCAAGAAGATTGCTATCGGCATACCGAAAGCAAAGACAGAGTATGTGAGCGTCCCCGGCATGAACGGGGACCTGGACCTCTCAGAAGCTCAGAACGGCGGCGTAAAATATGAGATGCGAACCTTGAAATTCACATTCGGGGCAAGAAACTGTAGTTATGAAAGATGGAGCGGTCTGTTAAGCCAGATCGCTTCTGATTTGCAGGGAATCTCGAAGAGAATCATCCTTGACACCGACAAGGGATATTATTATACCGGCAGGTGTGAGATAGAGACAGAGAAGAATAACGATGTAACGGCGGAGATTGTTATAAGCTGTAAATGCGAGCCGTATAAAATCAGCGTGGATTCTTCGGATGAGCCTTGGAAGTGGGATACGTTCAGCTTCATCAATGGCGTTATCCGTAACACCTCAGACATCACGATCAGCTCTGGCTCCGGTTGGCAGAAAGTCAGCCTGGACGGTTGGGTTCATAACGAAACGCTCAGAATTGTTTCCAATGCGGAAATGAAGGTAAGGTATCGTAATTCAACCTATACGATATATACTGGCGAGAATATCATGTATGACATTGTTCTGTACAAGGGAGTGAATGACCTTTACTTCCAGGGAACGGGCAAAGTCACGCTGATTCACAGAGGAGGGATGCTGTAGATGTATACGATTAAAGCCTATGTGGACAGCAAGGAGTACACGATTCACGATGCCAGGGTAAAGGCACTGACCGTTGGCGGAAATCCGTATTTTGAAATCGGGGATAACATCAACGGTTCGGCAACCTTCAAGGTGTTTCCGACACACCCGTACTATGACAAGGTTACGAAGCTGACAACAGATATTGTGATTTACCGGGATGATGAGCCGGAGTTTTATGGGCGAGTTCTCTACGATGATGAAGATTTTTCTGGAACAAAGAAAGTCTTCGTCGAAGGAGAACTTGCCTTTTTGTGCGACAGCATCCAGAGACCGAAGGTTTATCATAATATTTCGGTCAAAGCGTATGTGCAGGATTTGATAGACATTCATAATGCACAGGTAGAAGAGAGAAAGCAGTTCGTTGTCGGCAGGGTAACGGTAAAGGATTCTAATGATTCACTGTACCGGTATTCCAATTACGAGGACACAAGAACGGCGTTCAAAGAGAAGCTGACGAGCAGACTTGGAGGACATCTGGTTATCCGGCATGAGGACGGTCTGAGAATCCTAGATTACCTGTCAGATGAAGACTATTACACCAGGAACACGCAGGGCATCCGGTTTGGGAAGAACATGTTGGATTTCTCAAAGAACATGGATGCTTCGGACTTGGCAACGTGTATTATCCCATTGGGAGCGAAGCTGGATGAAGATGAGCAGGACCCGGCACTGGAGGCAATCTCTGAACAGAGAAGAACCATTGCGAGCGTCAACGGTGGCGTGGATTATGTCACAGACGATAACGCAGTGAAGGAATACGGCAAGATTTACAAGACTGTAACCTGGGACGATGTGACAGTTCCAGAGAACTTAAAGAAAAAGGCCGAGGAATATTTGAAGTCGGTACAGTTTGAGAAGATGGTACTGGAGCTGAAAGCGATAGACTTAAATCTGACGGATGAATCTTTCCAGAGATTTGAGATCGGCAACATGATCCAGTGTGTTTCCACACCGAACGGTTTAGACCGGGAATTTCCGCTGACAAAGAAGAAAGTGTATATTACCAGCTTCAAGAACAACACCGTTACGTTGGGTGATGAGACGAGTGCTAAGTCCTACACCTCGTCAAACCGCCAGAGTACGGCTGAAATGGAAGAGACAATAAAATCATTGCCGAGTAAGACAGAAATCTTGCAGGAGGCTCTCAGAAGCGCACAGGACCTAATAAATAAACAGGTAGCCAGTGGATATGCAGTGCACGTTCCGAATGAGTTCATCGTTGCTGATGATGTGAATTATAAGAACAAAGCCAAGAACCTGTGGAGATGGGGACTTGGCGGTTTTGCTCATTATAGCCAGGGGTATGACGGACCGATAGACGGAGTGGCACTGACCATGGATGGAAAAATCAATGGGGAGATGCTTCTGGTAAATTCAGTCAAAACGGAATCACTGGATGCCGGATACCGGACATCGGTAGAAACGAAGATATCAGAGAGCGAGACAGCGGCGAAGAATCATGCTGATAATAAAGTCAGAGTAGCCAGAGAGGAGATTGAGAATTCCATTTCCAACCTGGAGAATAAGATTTCGCTATCTGTACGAAGTGTAAAGGAAACGGTTGCCCGGAAGAACTATATAGTTGGTGGTGAGCAAGAGACACTTGATAAAAGCAAGTTCACTGCATCCGGCATAACTGGTAGTTGCACGATTGAGCAAGCGGAGTTCCTAAATATGAATGCGATCAAGCTGACGTTCTCTGCAAATGGTTCTGTAACATTGTCGCAGAGCCTGGGAAGCTTGGAAGCTGGCAATTATAAGATTGCTGTTGAGGTTGCATATCCGGAAGGCTCAAAGTACCGCCCGTCTTATGTACGGTACGGATTCTCGGAGAACCAGTCTACAGAATATTTCAGTGGATATAGTGCGGATGAATTTCATACCTACAGTAAGCAAGTGAAGATTACCAAAGCGGCGAAGTCTGTAGCAATCACGGTTTACGGATATACCGGTTCAGTGGTGTATCTCACGAACATCCGATGTCTGAGAGACATGCAGGAACTACTGGATGATCTAAATGCCAGGATAGATGTAGAAGTTGGCAAAGTGTCGGCTTCGGTGTCAGATCTCTATGAAAATTCGCTGCATAACTATTGTAGCAATGGAAAGTTCTCAAATAACGATGATAAGTTTGCTGGTTGGGGAAGGAGCAACACGACCCAGGTCACACAGACAACCTTTGACAGCAAGAGCTGTGCGAAGATTGAGAACACATCTTCGACATACAATATCTCCTGGTATCAGAGACCATGGGAGAAGCGTGGAGACATTACAGTTAGGTTTAAGGCGGCGTGTAATGCAGAAGACGCAGATACGGCAAGGATAAGATTAACGATTGACAGCAAAAACTTTTATACCAATGCAGGAGAGCTGAGTGACGAGTGGACGGAGTTCGAGTTTACATCTTATGCAACGCCGTCATATTTCTATACGTATTTTTACAACTATGTAGCAAATACGACCGTATATATCACGGACGTGGAGATTCTGGGATATATGTCTGCATACTCGGAATCTCAGTTGACGATTTTAAAAGATTCCATCGAATCCGAAGTGAAGAGAGCAACGGCACAAGAAGGAACGTTATCTTCTTCTATCAAGCAAAATGCAGAGAGCATCACTTCAAAAGTAAGCAAGGGCGAAATGGGTTCTTACATCACACAGTATTACAACAACGTGATTATAGCTTTCAATAAAAACTCAAAATACGTGCAGATCAACCCAGGAGAAATTGCTATTTACAATTACGGAGTAGAGAACTCTAAGAAACGTGCTGTATTCGATGAAACGGGTAATCACTTTTACAGAGATGGATATTATGTCGGAGCGATTGGCACAAACCAGTGGTCAGGGAACAATGCTCATAAGGGATTAGTGTTCGATTTGGAACCACAAGGAAAGTATATGGCATTTGCTCAAAAAGCAAGTTCCTCAGCAACTTCCTACACTACTATGTTGTGTTTTAGCCGAGCAAACAGTATTTACGATGAATATGGTGTGAATATGGGCTGCAATCTGATTGGAAACTGGTATACGCTGAAGAACTTCAAGATAGGTTCGATTTCTGCTGGAGGGTATAACGCATTTAGCGGATCGATACCGATTGTATGTGAGATCACGAACAATGGCAACAGTTGGACGTATTCACATCTCAGAGTTTACAACGGAATCATAGTAGGTTACTGGAACTAAGAAGGAGGCAAGAAGATGGAAATTATTTTTCCGAGAGGAGACGCACCGGAAAAGGTAGCGAAAAACAGTGTAGCTGTAGGAACCATCAAAAGAGAGCAGGAGGTAAAGGAAGATGGAAGAAAAGAAAAAACCAAACAGACCGATTAGTGTTATTTATGCTGATGCGAAGCAGGCAATCACAAGGCAGGTTGGAAACACGATGGCAGCTTACGGGCTGCCTATTTTCATGGCAGAGGGGATTCTGAGCGGAGTGCTTGCAGAAATCAGAGCAAATGCCGCAAACGAGCTGGCGGACGATACGGCCAGATACGAAGAGGAACTGAAAGCCCATTACGAAGCTGAGATGAAAGAGAAACAGGAGGCTTTCGAGAAAGAAAAAAAGGATCTGATTACGCTCTTTGAAAATCCGGATCTTCCAGGAACAACGCCAGAGGGGGAACCTAAGCCAGATCTGGGAGGAGAGCCGGAACCGGATCCGGAAGAAAAAACGGTCATTGAGAAAAAGTACATCGGAGGAGAGACTGTAGTTGAGGAGGTGGAGTAAATGGCAGATATTTCCCAGGAAATAGATCAGCTTAGAAATGCGGTCTATGGAGAAGAGGTGCGAGGAGCTTTTATCTCCTGCATGCAGAAGATTCACGAGGAAAATGAAAGCTACAACAGTATCAAAGAGTCAGTCAATCAGTCGGTGGCTACCATGCAGAAGCAGGTAGAATCTATCAACACGAAGTCTGAGGAAGTCAAAGCTGCATTGCAGAATCTGACTACGGCAATCGCCAATGGTAAAGATCAGCAGGATGCAATCGAGAAAGCTACCGCAGCCGGAAAGACACAGCAGACTGCTACAGAGAAAGCTACAGAGACCAGTAAAACACAGCAGACTGCAATCGAGAAAGCTACAGAGACCAGTAAAACACAGCAGACAGTTTTACAGAATGTCGTTGATTCTGCAAAACAGATTGACTCAGCGATCCAGCAATCTGTAACGGCAGCGAATACAGCAGCCAACAATGCATCGGCAGCTACGAAATCTGCAACAGAAGCAACGTCTTTAGCAAATCAGTCGGCAGAAGCGGCTAAGACTGCGACAACAAATGCAAATGATGCTACAAAGAAAACAAATGCGGCAGTAAAAAATGCATCGGATGCTACAGAACAGGCTGCGCAGGCGACATCAGCAGCAAATGCGGCGACTGAAAATGCAAATCAGGCAACAGTAGCCGCCAAAGCAGCAACGCAGAAAGCACTGACGCAGGCGGAAGAGGCGAAACAGGCGGCGGCATCCGTAAGGGATGATTGCTATCCAATGATGTTCCGTAATTATGATGGAAGAACGTATTCTGTGTTTTTCGAGGATGCAGATGAAACAATGGTCTGCACTGGCACGAAAGAAGACGACAACGCAGATGTCGCAACACCGGTTCCGTCTACAAACGCAGTGAGGAATGAGAACCCCTATGATGAAATTCCACTGTTTAAACCGGTTGAGTGTAACGGTTATGCAGATGAAGGTGGAGAGCTTCATATTACGGCAGTCAAAGGAGAACCGGAGTTCCGGACAGACGGAACAAAGGGAGATGTATGTATCGCCCTCAAAACAGGGTACATTCGGACAATTATCGATACGGTTGGAATTATGGGACCACTTGGAAAGAAAGGTACAAAAATTTCGGTTACGGATTCGTGGAGAGAATCTGAGTATCCGGGATTTCCTTTCATCCCGTACACAGCAGCGATTAGACCAGATGGATCGGTAAGACCATATGTGTTGATCCCGAAGTACCAAGCCGTCAATTTTAACAGCTCGTATTATTCACTTCCTGGATTCGCCCCGGCATACAATGTGTCACATAATGGACAGATTACAACATTCCGGAAGCGTGGCGACCAGTATTGCGGAGAGACTTGCTCAGATGCAGAAATCTGGGAAACACTGTTCATGATCGTATTTGCAAATATGAACTCACAGGCTGTCATGGTAGGATGTACAGGATTTGCCGACCAGTATATGGCGGCAGTTGCAGAAGAGAATGTTGAAAGAATCATTTTGACCAAAAAGCAGGCAGAATACTTTCCAATCGGATGCTGCGTATCTATTGGGGAGATGGGAAGCAGTACGAATAAAGACCGAGGTCAGTCTTATATGCACAACCTCGCAAATCGTGTCAAAGTAACAAAGATTGAGGCATTGGATGATGATTCTGGAAATTACGCATTATATGTTGATAATGGAGGAGTGACGTTTAACACGTCTACAACTACATGTATTTCGACTATGCCGTGGCATACCGGTTCGACGGATAAGGTCAAGGGAACTTGCGGATCGCCATACAGCAATACGAATGGAAAAGAGCCGTTCAAGTTCCTTGGTATCGAGTTTGCACTTGGACAGTATGTGGTGCGTTCTGACGTGATACTGAACGGTGTTTATGATGCAGAGGCAGACACGTACCAGCAGGAAATTTACACCTGTTACGATTGCAAGTATTTTGCTACCGCAATCAATGAGCATTACAAGAAACTGGGGTATGTGATTCCGGATTCCGGAAATGCATGGAAGTATATCAAAAACCTTGGTTTTGATGTCAACTTCCCACACATTAGGATGGCTTCGGAGTACGGTGGAGACAGTAATAAGCGATTTGGGGATGCGGTACATACAGGAACTCGTGCCAACGGCACAAGGGAGTTCCTGTCGCTCGGCAACCTGTGGTTCAGGTCGTCTGCCGGGTTGCGGCTTGCCAATCTGTGCGGTTGGCTCGGTCACGGCTACTGGGACATCTCGGCTCGTCCTTCTCTCACTGGAAGACGAGGATCAGTCGTAGACTGGGCATCGTCTATGGGGGTGAATTTGGCGGCGTAGCCCCAAAGAGGGGATCGCCCCTTATAATTTTTTGTAACTAATAAATGTATGATATAGGGATTTACGGTATCCGGGGAGTTCCTGTCGCTCGGCAACCTGAGGAACAGGTCGAATGCCGGGTTGCGGATTGCCAATCTGAACAATTGGCTCGGTAACGGCAACTGGAACATCTCGGCTCGTCACTCTGAATAATTATTCGAGGTATGCCGTACTTCGCCGGACAGCATCTGAAACTGATCCGGCATGCTGAAAAGCATCCTGCACGTGTGCAAAATTGTCGAACCAGCACCGGGCAACCGGACTTCGTAACACAGTGGGTACGGAGTGGGCTTAGTAGTAAAACCGAAAGGTCTTGAGATTCAGAAGGAGTATTCAGAAATTTACATAGATGAAGACGTATTGTAAGAATGTAGATATCGAAGATATTTCGATGATGGAGCTGGCGATACGGAATTGCTTTAAGGGAAAGTGGAAACGCCGGGATATACGGAATCTGCTTTCCCGACATTGCGAGTATACGCCTGGGAAGATTCTAAAGCTCTTGAAAACTGGAAATAAGCATATGCTTGATGGAGCAGTGCACAATCTGGCACTGGAATTAAATAACAGATTGATGAACAGAGAATTGAGTTTGCCGCCGACTGTATCAAGGACGGTCATTGAAGGGGCAAAACAGAAAGAAAGGAACTTAGAAATAGAATCGTATGAGCACCAGATATTTGACCATCTGGCAGACCTTGGACTGCAGGAATTGTTTGAGAAGAAATTCGGAACATGGCAGTGTGCATCCATCAAAGGCAGAGGTCAGCTCTATACGAAGAAAGGAATTGAGAAGTGGATTCGGACAGATCCACAGGGGACGAAAGTGGCAATTCAGTGTGATGTCCGGAAATGCTATCAGAATATAGACATTGATGTGCTGATAGCAATGTTGGAAAGGGATATTCACAAGAATAAGCCGTTGTTGTGGTTGACAAGAAAACTGTTGCTGATAATGAAAGAGAAAGACAAAGGATTGTTTGTCGGTTCAGTTATCTCGAAAGACCTGGCAAATTATTATATGAGTTATCTGTATCACTATGCAGAAAGCAAATTGACCGTTACCAGAAGGTCACGCAGAAATGGTCCGGTCAAGGTCCGATTGTTGAGCCACCAGGCAATGTACATGGATGATGTGTTTCTGAGTGGCTCTAATCGGAAATATCTTATGATGGCATTCCGGAAAATACAGCAGTGCCTGGAAGAAAAACTGCATCTGGAATTTAAGGAATCGTGGAGGTTCTATTATGTCGAATATGAGGACAAGTATGGAGTGAGCCACGGTTGCCCGGCGGATCTGGCAGGATATGTGTATAAGAGAAACTGTACAGTGCTGAGAGATCATATCTTCTTGAAAGGCAGGAGAGCTTTTAAGAAGGTCAAAACTTATTTGATGAAAGGGTATGAAGTAACTCAGAGAATGGCACAGAGAGCAGTATCTTATTACGGTTGGTTTAAGAATAGCAACCTGCATCAGTTCATGGAGAAATATGGAATTGAGGAATTGCAGAAGTATTGCAAGAGAAGACTGAGTTATCTCAGTAAAAGAAACAGAGCAAAGGAGGCATTGGCATGTTGACAGTAATATGCAGCACAGAACAAATTGAAAGCATGGAATATTACCTGCGAAGCTCCGGCGTGGCAGACGTATTTTTGCGGAAGAACATTCAGAAGCAGGAAACGGAAGATGGCGGAGCCGGTAAAGGGACTCCGTACACAGCAGATGAAGTGTATTTTGCTGTGACCGGAGAGAAAGCCTCAAAGGAATCCATTGCGGAGGACTTCGACTATTGGTACAACAAAGGAGAAGAGATTACACAGGGAGAGTTGGCAGACAAATACAGTCTGGAGGAATTGCGTATGCAGGCCTACAGCAATGCAAGCGAGGCATGTGAGAAGACAATATATGCAGGAATCGATGTAGAAATTTCGACCGGTACAGAGCATTTCAGCTTGACAGAAAAAGATCAGCTGAATCTTTTCGGAAAGAAAATGCAGTTGCTGGCAGGAGAGGAAAAGCTGGAATACCACGAAGACGGTCAGCCTTGTAAGTATTTCACAGCCGCAGATATGCAGAAAATCGTTGACCGGGCAATGTTCTATGTGTCCTACAACACAACCTACTGCAATGCGGTCAACATGTGGATCAAGTCAGCAGAGAAAGCGAGTGATCTGGAGCAGATCCAGTGGGGAGCTGAGATTCCGGAAGAGTTCCAGAACGAGGTTCTGAAAGATTACATGAAGATTCTGGCATCCGGAGGTATTTCGTAATGAAAAGCATAATCAAATATCCAATGCTCTTTCTTTTCGGAGGGAGCATTTATTATTTGCTGGAAATTATCTTCCGTGGCTATTCATTCACGGCAATGATAATCTGCGGAGGCCTGTGCTTCACTATCTGCGGTGCAATCAATGAGAAGAACCGGTGCATGCCACTGGTTTTGCAACAGTTAGTTGCGGCGACAGGGATCACGGCAATAGAATTTCTGTTCGGACTGGTTCTGAACGTATGGCTCGGTCTGCGTATGTGGGACTATAGCAATATGCCTGGAAATATCCTCGGTCAGATATGCCCTCAGTTCACGGCATTATGGTTCTTTTTGTCTGCACTGGGAATTATCTTGGACGATTATATTCGCTGGGTATTTTTCGGAGAAGAGAAGCCGCATTACCACCTATTCCGGAAGAAGGAAGAGAGAAGAGAAAGAGAATGACAAAGCTACAGATTATCTCAAAGCTCTGGTCGGCAATCTATGACCTGGTATTTCTGGTCAAGGGAACACCGACAAAGAGCCTGGAAGAAATAGAGGCAGATCTTGACATTGTTGAGTATGCGTGCCGGAAGTATGCAGACTGTGACGATGATGAGATAACATTTGAGAGCAGAGGAGGGACAGCCTATGCGGATACGAGCAGAGCCACGGAAGTAGATTAGTTCTGAAAATCCGAAGTAAAATCAGAAAGGAGAAACCAATGCAGTTATTGATAGCTGCCGGTGTGCCATCTGCCATCGTAGCATTTTGTTTCTGGTTACTGGAAAGACGGATCCAGGAACGTGCAGAAGCGGAGAAAGACGAACGGGCACGCAGACAAAAAGAACAGGATGACAAAGAGAAGAACCGTGAGGAGTTACAGTACATGATGCTGAAAGCTCTTGACGGTTCTCTTTGTTTGTCGGAGGCAACAGCCAAAGCAGTACAGAGAATCCCGGATGCGAAGTGCAACGGGGACATGCACGCCGCATTAGACTATGAGCTGGAGCAGAAACATGATCTGGAGAACTTTCTGACAAAGCAGGGAGTAAACCATATCACAGGGGAATGAAATGGAAGGCTGTATTTGCCTCATATCCGCTCGTATAGCGGTTAGGCAATAATTTCCCCATTCAAACAATTAAAAACGATACAGGGAACTATCAAGAGATTACAAAGCATATTAGGAGGATTGATTCTATGGAATTATTGAATTTTTTAAACCAGGTGCCGATTCCGGTTCTGATCCTGGTGATCGCAGTGCTGGTCGTTATAACAGCAGTGGTCGTATATCAGTATGCGAAAGCGAAAGGACTGGAGGGCATCCGTAAAGAGGTGTACGAGCTGTTCCTGCACGCTGAACATATCTACAAAGAGTCCGGCCAGGGAGAACAGAAACTGAAATGGGTAGTACAGCAGGCAAGAGGATTGCTGCCTAAGTGGTTGCAGGTAATCATGTCCGAAGAGGTGCTGCTGAAAATTATTGACTGGTGGTTCAAGGAAGTTAAGGACCTTTTGGACGATGGAAAGGTAAATGGCTCTCAGAACTGATCGGAGAAGGGAGAGAGGAACTATGGGCTTAAAAATCCTATTGGTGTACCTTTTGGGGATTTTGCTGTGTCAGCCGGTCTATATCTGGGGTATCCGGACACTGTGCCGGATGGAAGATGAAGACGAAGAACTATACTGCCAGGACAATGGCATGTATTATGAGCCAAACAAGCCGAATTATCCGCTTGTGATAGTGTTGCTGCTGATAGCAGGAATCTTCTGGCCGTTGGTAATTTTGTTTGCGGTGTTCGTTCCGTTGACATTTTTGCTGATGGACAAGATGGGACAGTTGCATCCGAAAGATGATGATGAGATGGACCCAGAAGAGGACACATACTTATGACCGGGTGGGGAGAAATCCCTGCCCCTTTTTTATGAATGAAGGAGAATTTACAAATGGCAGTAGAACGGAATACATACACAGATATTTTGTTTGACGCTTTGATGGTTGCTGGTTGCACGATATATGGTGCATGTGCGGCTATGGGGAATATTTACGCAGAATCCGGAGCGAATCCCCGGAATCTGGAAAATCTCTGCGAGAAGAAATTGAACTATAAATACACGGACGATACCTACACGGAAGCAGTAGACTCCGGAAAGATAACGAGAGCGTTGTTCCTGCATCCGTTGGGAGATTCCAGGCAGTACGGTTACGGATTCTGCCAGTGGACATCTGCCGGAAGAAAGGCCGGCCTTTACGATCTGGTCAAGTCCAGAGGAGTGTCCATCGGAGATGCGAAGGCGCAGACGGAGTATATGCTGAGCGAATTGCAGAAGAGCTATAAGAGCGTCTGGAAGGTATTACAGACAGCGACATCAGTACAGGAAGCGTCTGATATCTTTCTGGTTAAGTTCGAGGCTCCGACGAATACCGGTTCGGCAGTGAAGAAAACAAGGGCTTCTTACGGGGAGCAGTATTTAAAGATTTACCAGAATCAGAAGAAGGAGGAAAACAAAGTGAGCAAAATTGAAAATGCAGTAGCAAGAGCAGAGGCAATCGCCCTGGACGATTCACACGGTTACGACCAGGTAGACCGTTGGGGCAAACCGAATTACGATTGTTCCGGGCTGGTAATCAGATGTTTGGAAGAGGCCGGAATCCCGGCAAAGTCAAGCGGAGCAACCTATACAGGCAACATGCCGGAGGTTCTGCCAAAAATCGGATTCAAGGATGTTGTAAAATCCGTGGATCTGGCAACCGGTAGCGGAATGATCCGTGGAGATGTCCTGCTCGGAAATGGACACACAGCATTCTACTGCGGAAATGGTAAACTGGTGCACGCAAGTATCAACGAGAAAGGAACGGTCACAGGAGGAAAGTCTGGAGATCAGACCGGTAGAGAGATCTGCATCCGCAGCTATTACAATAAGCCGTGGATTCATGTGTACCGCTACACCGGAGTGACAGCATCTGCATCCGGAACGGTTAATGTGAGAAATTATCTCCAGAAAGGTGATTTCGGGGACGCAGTAAAAGAAATGCAGAAAATGCTGATCGGCTGCGGATTCTCCTGCGGAAGTTCCGGAGTAGATGGTTCCTTCGGCGGAGCCACGGAGAAAGCTCTGCTTGCGTTCCAGGCATTTTACGGTTTGGAGCAGGATGGCAAGTACGGACCGGCATCTAAGGCTAAGTTGGTTTCTGTTTACAACGGAAAGACAGCAGCCAGTGCTCCGGAAAAGAAGAACACTCCGTCTTATACTGCCGGACATGAATACACCTTGCAGGTAGAGCTGAAAGTCCGGACGGGTCCTGGAACAAACTACAACGCAAAGAAACATACGCAGTTGACGGCTGACGGTCAGAAACACGATAAGGACAATGATGGCTGCCTGGATGCAGGAACGGTCGTAACGTGCCAGGAAGTACGGAATGTCGGAAACGATATCTGGATGAAAGCACCGAGCGGTTGGATGGCTGCTTATTACGATGGCAAAGTATACATCAAATAATGCCTTTATGGCAAGGAACTAAGAAAATTAAACACACCTCTTATGGTCAAAAAAGGAAAATATGTCACATTGCCCCGGTATCACGCCGGGGCTTCTTTTTTTATTGCGGAGCAAGTCTGTAGAATAAATCAATATACAAAATTCACAAAAATTCCCCTTCAAATTTGACGAAATGTGCCTGAGCAACGACAGACGTTTTTAGATACTAACTTATGCCTAAGAGCTAAAAGCTGGTATAGAAGCGTGTACGATGTTATAGGCCTATATGTTAAAAATGCAATTCTGCGAAGTTCAATCTGGGTTCCGAAGTTATCCACAAGAAGAATGTTGATAATGTGAATAAGTCGAAAAATCGAAGCAATTTCATTTCCTATATATAAAATCTTGTAAGATTTCTTACATGATTCCTACACCATAATTAGAGATAGAGTAAGAGATAGAGATAAAGATAGATAAAGAGATAAAAAGAATAGCACCTTGCGTTGCAAAGATGCTACACACACTGATTCGACAGCTCGAAAAATAATTGAAAAATAGAAGTAAAACACTTGACACGTTCGAGTTATCGAAGTATAATAAAGTTACAAAATAACAAAACAAATACACGATACAGAGTAATGCAGGCGGCAAGGTTGATGGAATAGTACATATGCTTGCCAGACGGTTCCAACCCCGTAGGAATGCAGAGGACAGAACGAATGAGAAAGGAGGAATTGCCCGTTGGGAAAAAGAAAACGTAGGATTGAAGAAAAAGAAGAAGAGCTGCTTTCAGAGCAGTTGAAGAAGACCAAAATTGAAATTTATGAATGCTGGACACATATCGTAATTTCCATAGTAACAATGCTGATAGCAGTTGTTACGGCAGTTTTGACCTGGTTCAAGTAATGTTCTGAAAAACAGCTCGGTAGCCGGGGAGACAAGTTCTCCTCGTGCTACCAAGTTTATCACAGAGGAGGCAGAAAGTAAATGAAGAAAAGCAGAAGAATGTTTTCACTGGCTATGCTGGTGTGTTTGATCGTCGGAGTTTCGACCGGAATCAGAGAATGTATCGGAGCCGCATGTGCGCTGGCATTCGTAAATGCAACACTCGGACTGGAAGATTTAGAGAAGAAAATGGAGGATAAGAAATAATGGATGCAAAGAATCAGCAGGACAGAGCAAAAATGGTAGAAGAAGCGGTTGGTCGTATGTGCCGCCTGGGAATGATGCCGCAGGTAATCACAAAATTCAGAAAGCAGGGAACGGTCCTTAAATCTGAGACGGCAGGTATTCTGTACGATTTGAACGATGAGGAGAAGAAAGCTGTTGCCGACTGGGAAGAAAAAAGCGGCGGTATTGTATACGCTGCAATATTGAGCAATATGGTGTTTGGAAGATGCTTGGCGTTGCTGTATGTTAGTGCAGAGGAAGAAGAGTGGGAACTGGATAGAGAAGACCTGGACGGGAGGGTTCCACTTGCGTATGTGGCGAACCTGGATGCACCGGATTGTTCCGAACTGGGAAGTATCGGAATTGCACCTGCAAACGGTGGCTTGGTAAGAACAGAGTAGGAGGTGGCGTGGTGCTGGAGTATAACGAGCAGACGGAAAATCTGATGGAAATAGCGATGATGCTGGAACAGCTCAAGGGAGAGAGTGAGTATCTGTTTGAGGTACTGACAGACATTGATAGCATAACCTGGAAACAGAAATTTGTGGACTGGGCGAATGAGTTCACAGAAACCTACGAGCCGAACAAGGATGTGTGGCCGGGAAATTACCTGGAAGTGATTGAGGGATTCGCCAGAGAGAAAATCTTGGAGTTTGCCGGAGTGGAGGACAAGGAATAATGAATTTGAGAAGAGCGGGCAAAGGAATTGTCAGAAAAGGTAAGCGGCCGAGCGTATACAGAATCGGCTTCAATGATGGCGATGAAACAGAGCTGACCGCAAATGGTATAAACGAACTGGAGAAACTGTGGTTCTCTTTATGTCCGGAATTTGAATGCGAGCCGGACGGCGTAAACTATGTAGAGAGAGTAGGATATGAGGAGGAAGACTGATGGGAAAAGAGTATGAGGAAATCAAGGCTGAGATAAGCGTGCGAATCAGCACAGAGGACATTGACGATATTGTTACAACGGCACTGGAGGGCGGTATTTGCTACTGGTGCAGGCGAGCAGAAGTCAAAGGAAAGTATCTCGGAGAATTTGCATCGGAGCAGATCAGCAGAGGAGGAGTCCTGGTATTGCATGATTCGGTGGATGGCAAGAAGAGAGAACTGAACAAGGAAAAGTTGCTCAGCGGAGTAAAACAGTATCTGGAGGATGAAGACAAGCCGTACAATATCCTGGTGGATGCGACAGACCCTGTAGGATGCAGCAAAGGAGTCTATGAATTGGATTGCTGCATGGTAGATGCGACAGTGGCAGACATGATTATCCAGTATGCGATATTCGATGATGTTATTTACGGATAGGAGGACACCGGGATGGAGGAAAAGAAAATTGTAGTGTATGTTCTGCATGGGTTCTGGGAGAACGAATTTACAAATGGGTGTACAGTGGTGGATGTGTCGATTGACCTGGAGGCGGTCATGAAGAAACTGGATGAAATCGTTGAGAGCAAGGCACGAGAGTATGTGAAGGTGCAGGAGGATAAAGCCGAGGAAGAACGGGGATTCCGGTATTTTGAAATATGGGATGAGAACGGGCAGAGTGCTAAATTCTATATCGTAGAGCAGTATCTGGAATTATCGCAGAGTATGATGGAGGCGATTGCTGAATCATTAGCGAAAGGAGCAGAAAAATGAGAAAAGTATATCAGTGTGAGCATACAGTACCGCCGGTTTGGTGGTTTACCTTCGCAGACAGAAATGCGTTGGGAGAGGAAATTGTAGTAGAGTTCCGAAAGAACGAAAACACGCATGGAAAGCATTCACTTCCGGCAATGTGGAAGAGAAAGGGATTCATAGATAAAGAACCGGAAACGTGGTGGGGCGTTCAGACCTATGTAACGGACCGGCAGGGCAGATGTTCCGGAAAGTACAATCCGACAACCAAGGATGGAAAACTGAATTTTGAGTGGCTGTTGGAGGCAACCGAGGAAAATCAACAGAAGATAATTGATGAGATTTACCGCAGGGCAAACGCTATCTGGTACAGGGAAGATTGGTATCTGGAAGACCTGGAAGAAGCAATCCGGAGTACAGGCCTGGAAGTAACCCAGGAAAGGGTAGACAAGCTGTTGGAGGAGTGCCACCGGATATTTGATGATAAATCCGGAAGAAATGAGATGCTGGCCCAGAAAGCAAGCAAGCTGTTTGAGGAGGAGTAGGAAATGTTTGGAAGACTGATTCTTGAAACCTATGTACAGGACAGATGCCGGGACATCAGATTTAAGGATGAACACTTGACCTGGTTTGAGATTAAAAAGAACGATGCGAAGCGGATTGTGAAGAGAATGGGGTGGGAGAGCCTGGCAGATTTTCTGAACAATTACACCTGGGATGATACGGAGATTCTGTATCAGATAGCTGATAACTGCGGAATGATAGTTGCTGATTGGATTGAAAGAGAGGTAGAGGATGGAAGAAATTAGAGGAACTGACTGCAACGAGCTGATAAAAAAGGTTCTGGAAGTTGAGGAGTTGCGACCAGTGGACCTGGCAAAGAAAATCGGGGTGAGCAGACAGTATGCGAACCAGATTATTTCCAGAAGCAAATACGGTATTCGCTGTGACACGTTGGAGAAAATCGTAAGTGCGTTGGGATATGAAATCGCCCTGGTAAAAATAATTGAAAAATAGAAGTAAAACACTTGACACGTTCGAGTTATCGAAGTATAATAAAGTTACAAAATAACAAAACAAATACACGATACAAACGGAGGTAGTCAAGATGAACGCATTAGTAATATACAGAAGCCTGTTAAGTGAAAGAGATAAAAATGAATTTGGTTATCCGGAATGGGATGCAGCACAGAAGATGCTGTGGGTGTTCATTGAAAAAGCCCTGGAAGCTGGAGAAGAAAGCATTGCTGATGAAATCGTAGATGAGCTGTATTCTTTGAGTGATTGTGGATGCACGCTGGAAGATGAAGCAGTGAAAGCAGATTTGGAGATGCTTGAAAAGTATGGATTTGGTAGCCGAGCAGACAAAGTAAGAGAGCTTTGTTGGAAGTAGGCTTATTTTTTTACCTGCAAGGTTCGCAAAATCGAAGTAATAATTCAAAGGAGCGAAGAATATGGCAAAGAGATCAAGAGCAAACAGAACTGAAAAGGCTACATACCAGAACATCCGGAATGAGCACAAATACATAGACGTTGTTCATCATGGAGATGGTCATTATTACATAATCCAGTACATAAAGCATGAGCTTCCAGAAAGAACGGTTGTCAATTATATGGGAACCAGATGCGGACACAAGCAGAAGTTCAGAATTGGAAAAGGGACGCTGTTGAGCATCCTGGAAGATTACAAGAAAGTTGAGGAGGCGTAGAAGGTATGACAAAACAGGAATTTCAAAAGAGAATTGGGGCTGAGATAAGCCAGAAAGATTATTCCATCGTGGAGCATGTGTATACATGGCATCCGTCCATCAGCGAGGTAGAGGGTAAGGAACAGATAGCAGAGTTGTATAAGTCCTTTGGAATGCCAATCATCAAGAATATGATGGAGGCTGCGAACTATGCAGAGACGCTTGACCGGGCAATGGAACAGGCACAGAGACAGGTGGAGGAGCTGAGAAAGCGAATCATCAGAGTTGCGAAAGGGGACCTGGTAGTGGAACAGTGCATCACAGAGGCTAAGAAATTATTTGAGACGGTCAACAATCCGCATGAGTGGGATGTGGCAGTTTCTTATCTGAAAAAAAGATACGGAGCAGATGCAGTAGACGAAGCCATTAAAATTGAGCATCTGGAAATGTAGGAGAGGAGTGAGAGTATGGCAGACAGAAGCAATGCCCGGCTGAATGAAGAGATTGAAAGCAAAATCAGACAGTGGGATGGCACAATATTTGGAGCATCATTGAAAAATATGTATGAGAACGGCACGAGCTATGAAGGTATCTGTGAGTATGCAGATATTGATTACGAAGATTACGAGGAGGAATAGAGATGGCGGACATGACGCTGAGAGAGTTTTGTGAGAGATACCGCAAGGGAGATTTCCTTGCAAAAGACAGAAAGACCCAGATTGAGGCCGGATGGTATGACTGGTTCTGCGATGAAAAAGCACTTGCAGGCCGGTTAGCAAAAATCTGGAGCATCTTGAAAGGGGTTACGAGCAATTACATCTTGGATAACTACAGAGTATGGTTCAAGAATAACTGCCCGATGGTCGGTCCGCTCTATGATGATGTGAGATTCGAACCGCTTGACGAAGAGAAGAGGGATGAGTTGTATTTTGGGGTTGCTATAGATGATGAACGCAGAGACAACAAGTATATTATCTTCACTGCCAGAAATGATTACGAGGATGAGTGCGGATTTGATAATGTCCGGGAGGTGCGGCAGTTCATCAATGGGTGGGAAGAAGAGTTGAAAAATGAGGAGTTTTACAAAGAAAGGGAGCGGAAGAAAGAAGAGCTGAAAAAGGAGAATGATAGATATCTTGCGCTGTTAAGAAAAGCAGATGAGGTTCTGGGAAAGCATGAGGAATAATGTATGCAGGATATGAAAGTGGCACTGTTCACGATTGAGGATTTGAAAAAGAATCATCCGGATTATTACAGACGGTTAAACCCGAAATGCCAGGTTTGCCAGAATATTTTAAGCAGCAGTGAATGTGATATGTGCGAGGATTTTGATATGTTCGCCAGAGTAAAGGAGGAAATGAAGTGAGACAGGCAGAGTTTGCGGAACTGAGCAGGGAAGTAATACCGGTACTGGATAAGCTGACGGAGATTGCAGGCCAGCATGGAACGGCAGAAAAGCTGGTAAGCATTACATTGAGTGCAGAAGGTTATATTCATTTTACGGTACATGACAGTGGAATGTGTCTGAGCAGATTAAAAAGAGAAGATGCACCGGAGTTGGAAATCAGAAAACAGTTATCCCAGGAAATGGGAAGAGAGGAGAACTGATATGGCAAGTTTGAATGTTAAGACAGAGTATTCAGAGTATAAGGACTGTAAGTTAAGAGTCGGTAAGTATGTGGAAGACAATAGCGTTGCTGTTGAAATTTATAACAGATGGGATGGACCTATTGCGAGAGTAACCACCTGCCTGTGCGACCGTTCGTTGGCAGAAGATGAGGCGTATGTTGACACCAATAATTGCCCTTGGGCGGTAGCTTTTCTGGAAGAAAACGGATTTGCAGAGAGAACCGGGCGCACTCGGAGAAGCGGTTACTGCGAATATCCGGCAATGAAATTCGACAGAAGCAAGATGACAGAGTTTGAGGAGGAAAGTTAAGATGGAGAGCTATAGAGAGTTAAGAGACAGACAGCAGAAAGAGTTCAATGAGCTGCCGTTGGGGTTTGCGTTCTCAGATAAGCAGTTTGATGAAATGATGGGAAAATGGGGACTTGA